CAGGAGTTGCGAAAATATTAATATCAACTGATTCAGGATTTGAGAAAGTTTCAATACCCTGTAAGTATGCGTAGTAATCTGAATTTCCGACAGTTGAACTAAATACTCCTGTGGTTGTACCACTTACGTAAGTATTTTTTCCAAAGATGTACGAATCACCATTAGTTCTTGTACCTCTATAGATATCCCAACCATCAAATCCACCTGCCACACACATTGTGAATTTTCTATATGTTTTGTTTGCCAACAAACCTTTATTTGTTCCCTCAAGGTCGTATGGTGTTGTTTGATAAACATATAAACCATTAGTATCAAGGATAGATGATGCGTTAGTTGATAAGTGGAAACCGTGAGTTACACCTAAACCACCTGTTGTAATACCTTTAAATTGGAAGAGATCTGAATCGTATCCAACTTGGTCGGACACACCTAAAGAAACTTTTCTTACTTTATCCCCGTTTGTGGTTTTAGCGACACCGTTAGTTGTGTAACCTGTAACATCGCCTGCACTAAGGTATTCGGTTTTGTACATAATTGTACCTAAGTTAACTCCTGAAAAATCGTGAGTAACGTAACCTTTGAAACCTGCGGGGAATGCATCTGCCGGAGCTTCCTCTGCCATATTCAACATCACATATTTAGAACGTAATTCATACTCACCATCGGCAGTACCAATCTTTTTAGCAATGTATCCTGGCATATCAGGATTCATAGAACATCTACTAAATTTCTCAATTACTGACATATTCTCATCAGTGTCGTTAAAATCTCTAATTAAAACGTCGAATTCACCTGTCTCAATATCAATGTTTTGGAACATAATTTTGATTTGTGTGTTCGCAGCTCCACCATCAGATATACTGATGAAGTTAAATAATTCACTTACACTACCACCTCTTACTTCTGATACTACCATTGGAGATGCGGGTGTTTCCCACTGACTTTGGTAATGATCTGCCATATTATGGTCTTGGATGTCTCCGAAGTCGATACCTCTAATCAATCCTTTTTCATGTAAGTATTTAATTGTTTTTGGGTATGTTTCACCAACATAAATAGGGAATTCAGATTTAGATTTATCAAAAACTGAAGTACCAAGTACCTTAGTGATGTATTTTGTTGAACTTTGGTCTAAATTACATGTAAAAGTTTTAACACCACTAGTTGAACCTATGACTGTTATTTGGAAGTCCGCTAAAGGATTATTCCATGCGGTTAAACCATTAAATGATATATCATTAATATCTGATATTTCGTAATTAAGAACTTCACCCGAATAAGATCCTCTTGATCTTAAAGTGAATGCAACTTTACCATGATACTCATTTATTGATGCATCAAACTCATATTGTTTAATTACCCAACCACCAGCGGTTGAATCATAAACGAAAAGGTATGAATAAACACCTATAACGTTACCTGACCCATCTACTTTAGTAAATGAGTTGTACCAGTTGTTATTTGATTCTGACCCAATAGGTCCGTCTACCTCTTTAGAAACCACTAAACTGATTGTTTCTGAAGACTCAACAAAACCAATAGTAAACCAAGTACCATCAGTTACTGCTAAATCAGCGATAAAATCAGGAATAGTACTACCATCCGTAGCATATTTTGAGTTTAAGTCGGTTAAAAAGATACTGTTTGAGATTGATGCACCATCAGTCAATGTGTCTGTTAAGGTGTTAACGAGTGTGGTTGTGTCTACCTCGACACCTCCTAAAACTTTTACCCCGAAACTTCTACCTGCTTTATATCCTGTTAAACCTAATACTCTTGTTACGAATAATTGATTTGATTCTTGTAAATATGATTTTGCTACATACCCCAATTCGTATTTTGGGTTACCATCCGAAAATTTTACGGGTGACGTTGGACCGAAATATGTTTTAAATTCGTCAAAATTTCTTATTAGTATTGGTTCAAAAGCGGGTCCCTGTAAAGTTTCCCCTACTAATCCCAATGTGGTTACACCAACACTTTGTGCTACGAACGTTAGATCCTTCTCTGATGTATATACACCGGGAGAAACGAATACTCTGTTTGAATTTGCCATCGATTACTTTAGTTAATTTTTTTATTGTTTACTATAAATATCTTTGTTTTTAGTAAAGATTTCACCACTTTTTTATTTTGGTATATTTAAAGATCCTTTTTTATCCATATTTATCTTTATGGATAACAACAAAGTCAAAAACGTTAAAATAAGTGTAGAACACCACAATAAGTTAAAAACTTACTGTGATAAGAATGGTTTTAAGTTATATAGAGTACTTGAAAAATGGATCGATCAGAACTGTACTGAAAGAAAAAGTAGTCTTTATGATGAATAATTAATATAGGTAGGTAACACCGATTCTTGCACCGACTCTAGGTGCTCCATTTAAAAGTATTTCTGTTCCACCGGCAATTTCAAAGTCAATCCCTTCTTGTTGTATCAAACCATTGACATTTAAACTAACAACACTATCAATGTAGTTTAGGGTATTAATCGACAAAGATTCACCGTCATAATCAAAGTATTCTGTAGAAACTTGTCTAACATTACCTTCAGAATCAGTGAAGACACTTGATCTACCTTTATAGTAAGTTATTGTGATGATACGACCTTCCACGGGTGGTTCAGTAAATGTAATTTTTGAGGTTAATGCGACGTGGTAAAAATCAACATCCCTCTCTTGTATCAAACCATTAATTGATACGTTAAAAAGTATACCGATAGTCTCACCAACACTAAAAACTGTTTGTATACCATCGGCAGTAAAATTAGTGACACTGATCTCTAAATTTTTGGTTAGATATTTCTTCTCAAAATTATTACTCTGAATAAACTCATTCATTAAAAATAATCTACTCACCGCAGGTTTAACTTCAAACTCTTCTTCATCAATAATAAAACCTAACAAAGTAAATTTATAATTTTGGATATAAAATCTACGAGAATCTAAATCAACAGGGGTATTGTCTTCAATCGAATCTAAAACAATTGGAATGTAGTGACCCTTTACTGTCGTGTAGGCTTGTCTAGAAGAAAATTTCTGTAGAACTATTTGGTTGAACTTATTGAGATCTCTGAATTTAGTACAAACCACACTAATTTCATATGTTATATCGATTGCTACGGGTTGTGGTATTCTATATATGTCCGCACCCATTTGGGTTCCATTCCATGTCGGAACTGATGCGTAATAAAATTGTTGTCTATCAGGTATTGTTCTTTGTAAACTAGGGTTTGTACCGGGTTGTACGTCAGGTCGTCTAATAACAGCAATAAATGGTAGTTTCGCATTACCATCCAAATCGGAGAAATTCCAAGTGTTAGTAAACTCACCCCACCTTTGTATTGTTAAAATTTTAGGGATGACGGGTATTTGTTCGCCATCGGAAATAACCTTAAATTTATCTTTTACAAATTCTAACATCCCCAAATCCAAATCATCGTGCAATATTGAGTCAGGGAGATAAGAGTCGGATTTAGTTATCCTATCTAACAACTCTTGTCTTCGTTCTGTTAGTTGTTTACCTTGATAAACACTGATGTTATTTTTTTTCTTAGGGTATCCCATTATACTCCTCTAAATTCTACTTCCTGTGCCGGAACACATGTTATTGTTCTATAATATGGTTTGAAACCAAACATATTGTGTGTGTTATCTGAAGTTACTTTCCCGTCATTGGTTACTGTATAATATCTAACTCTGTCTTCACTTTCGGGGTATCCAATGAAATCACCGTATTTAATGTCAATATTGAGGTCTTTTAAATGATTAATATAGACCGAAATAGTCATATTACCGGGTTCAAGATACCTAACCATACCATTTTTATATGAAGAATTTTTAGGTTGTTCTATCTTAACTAACCCATTAAATTCAATAGGAGGAAAAAATTTAATCTGATCCTTACCGACCTCGGCATAAACCGCATCTGTATCTGTCGAATCCCTATCTACTTGATAGAGAACCAATTTCATATTCAAATCCCCATGAAGATACTCCTGACCTAACTGTAAATTAAAGTCGAAATCCTCATTTGAAAAGAATTTATTTAATCTTGTAATTGGTAACTTGTTATTCATATGTAATAAATAGTTTAATTATTGATTTGAATTCCTTATATTTAATAAGGACTATGGGAAATGGTATACCTGAAATAGAGGCGAGAGAAATATTAGCGAGTTATAATGGTTTTAATAACCAAATACTTGAATGGAAACGTAAATTTGAGACATCAAAAAATTTTACGCTTACACGCCCGCAATCAGAATACATTCTAAAATACCACAATACACAACCTAAAGTCGCAAGAAAATATATTAAAATTGCCCCTCAATTTGGTAGTAAAATACAAGAGGATAGACTTTTAATGAAACCCGTTGATGAGATATGGGTGGAAAAACTTCTTTGTGAAAGTGATAAGGCATATCATGTATGGGGGAACATCACTAAAGAAATGAAACATATTTCTATGTGGATTCCAAAGGCTTCCATAACACAAGAGGAAAAGAAGTTAAATAGAGAAATTGATTATTCCCCGTATGATAAAAGACCTCCGATGTCACACCAAAAAGAGGCAATTGAAAAATTACTTGCAAATGATAGATTTATCCTTGCTGATGATATGGGGTTGGGTAAGACGACATCAACAGTTATTGCGTCTTTAGAGAGTGGTGCAAAAAAAGTTTTAATAGTTTGTCCCGCGTCCCTTAAAATAAATTGGAAGAGAGAGATTGAAAACTATTCTGATGCACACACATTGATAGTTGAAGGTAAAAAATGGGGATCCACCTTCAAATACTACATCATCAATTACGACATATTGAAAAACTTTCACACCACAGAGAATAGTGTGGATAGTGAGGCATATCAAATCATTGTTAATGAGGGGTTTGATCTTGCAATTGTGGATGAAGCACATTACATATCAAATAGTCAGGCACAAAGAACTCAATTACTTAATGATATTTTGGCTAAAATCCCGAAGGTTTGGTTACTAACAGGAACCCCTATGACTTCAAGACCAATCAATTATTATAATTTACTTAAAATCGTTAACTCACCGTTGACACTTAATTGGAAGAGTTATGTGATGAGATATTGTAAAGGTTATCAATTTAGGGTTGGCGGAAGAAAGGTTTGGAATACGAGTGGTGCGAGTAATCTAGAAGAATTAAGAGAACAAACTAAATCGATAGTTCTTAGACGAATGAAAACGGATGTCCTTGATTTACCCGAAAAAATAGTTTCACCAATATGGTTAGAACTTAAAAATTCGTTTTACGACGATGAATTATCTGACTTTTTAAGAATTACGGAAGACAACAAAGAAAAAGAAAGTATTACTGTCACACTAAATCGTTTAATGAAACTTAGACAACTCATTGCTATCGAAAAAGTGTCACACACATGTGAATTAATCGATAAGGTCATTGAACAGGGTAAGAAAGTGATAGTATTCACCAACTTTACAACATCTTTAGATATGTTACATGAAAAATATAAAAAGAATTCTGTTGTTATTGATGGTAGAATGTCTAAAGACCGTAGACAAGATTCTGTGGACCGTTTTCAGAATGAAGATAAAATTAAAATATTCATTGGTAACATTAAGGCTGCGGGTGTGGGTATCACACTAACAGCAGCAGATACGGTAATAATGAATGATTTATCTTTTGTACCCGCAGACCACTCACAAGCGGAAGACAGGGCATATAGATACGGACAAAAAAATAGTGTTCTTGTTTATTATCCTGTCTTTGAAAATACTATAGAGATGACAGTTTACAACATTCTACAGAAGAAAAAAGACATTATCGACCAAGTGATGGGTGATGGGGAATATTCTGAAAGTTTCGCTTCGGAACTAGTAAAGAACATTAGTTAGTTCTTCTAAACAATCTCTTAATTCTTTCTCGATTGAGTCTAAATCAACCCCATTAAATTTTATTATAATATTCTTATTTATAAGATCCATTTCGACTGAAGGTTCTTCAGAGTCGATCATTTCAAAAATATATCCCGACCCAATTGATAGATTGAATATTTGCTTAAGTATGTTGGTAAGTTCATCATTAGGTCTGTCTTTTATAAAAACCAACCTTTCTTTTGGTATTGTTATGGATTTATGGGTCGTTATTATTGTTGGATCAAAAATATCATTAATATCGAATACATAAACTGAAACGCCGTATTCGATTACCAACCAATTTAATGTTTTGTGTTTTTCCTTATGTAGATTGTTTGAAAAGATCTCATAAGAGTCCTGTCTTTCAATTAGTGAACAACTCTTATGTTGACACCTTAAATCGTCAATAACGAAATCTAATCCATGACGATAATCATCACCATTACCCCTATTTTTAGGGATAAAAATTTTAGATTGACTAAAATAATTTCTAATGAAACTTATTTCTGAGAATTTCGAACGGTACCACACATTGGCCGTCGTGATCTGTAGTTTTCGAGATAAATGGGTTACTCCCTTAGTCCCAAAAACATAATCAAAATTGTAGTAAATGTATCTTAGTAGTTTACCCGAATAAGTTGGAAAGTCCTTTTTTAGGTTTTCTACAGTTATCTGTTCAGAACTATCATGAGATAAATTATATTCATTTATAATTTCTAAAATGGCACTTTGATTTGTTTCAACACTATTCCTCCACGACCACAATTCATAATTTGATAGGGTATAGTAAACACCATACCTATCCATATCAGCACTAAAGTCATACCTAAACCCATCATATTCCGACCAATCCCTATTTCTAAAAATCCAATTTAAACCTTTAATCCAATGAGATTGGTTTGAAAAATTGTTTTTAGAAACAAATAAAGATTGTACAATACCACTGTCTAACTCGGGGGTCTTAATATTTTTACCTAATCCTATCAATATAAATTCTTTAGTTTTCCCAAATATAAACTATTTATTGTAATAAATCAAGTATGGCAAGCACTATTATTACACCTACAAATAGAGAGAAGTTATTTTCTCAGGTTTTACACCTTTTGGGAATGCCAATTAGGTCTGTAGAATTAACTGAAGAACAGTTAGACACATTCTTAGAGTTATCTTTAGACGAATACGAACAGTACGTTAGTGATTGGTTAATTGAATCACAATGGTCGTCATTGGCGGGATTAGATGTGGACACACAGTCGTTGACAAGAGCGTTCACAACACGATCCTTAGACTATGAGACACAATATTCATATTCTTATTCAAAGATAGTTGGTCTACAAACAGGGGGTGATTATGTCCTTAAAAAAGACAAGATAGAATTGGTGCCGGGACAACAAACTTATGAAATCCCTGCGGGTCGAGAAATTAATGAATTACTGTGGTTTACAAGAGCGGAATTAACTGATTCTATTGTTGACCCATTTTTAGGTGGTTTTGGTGGTCTCGGTGGAGTAGGTTTTGGTGGAGTTGGTGGTTTTGCTCAAATGGGGGCATCAGGTTCTTACTTTATGTTACCTGCATATGATTTACTTGCAAGAATGCAAGATAGAAATATTAAAAACCGTCTTATTGGTGGTGAATTAACATATAGAATAACCGCATTACCTGAGGGTAAAAAATTAGTCCACTTGGCTAATGTTCCTGGTGGTAGGTTTGATTTTGGTTCCATACAACAACACAATTATTATGTGTGGTATTGGTACTACGACACCAACGATAGAGACGATTGTTTGGCAAAAAATAAGGATATTGTAAAATTACCTTCCGATATACAAACAGAGGAACTAACTTGGGAGACACTTAACAAACCCGCACAGAATTGGGTAAGAAAATATCTTATTGCGTATTCAAAAGAGGGGTTAGGTCGTATCTATTCTAAATTCTCGGGAGATCTCCAAGTACCTGATAGTCAAGTAAAATTAGATTACACGTCTCTTTTAACTGAAGGTAAAGACGAAAAATTAAAATTAGTCGAGGAATTATCTCAAAGGCTTGAGAGATTACGTCCTGATAAGATGTTGGAGAGAAAAGGTAATGAAGCGGAGAATCTGAATAAGGCGATGAAATACCGCCCTATGCAGTCTCCATTCACTATGATTTAAAAATCGTCACCGTGTGTTGCGTAATCGTGACCATTTCTTTCAATAATCTCATCTTCGTTTGAAACCGTACTCGGTCTTTTAAAACTGACGACTTCTCTGTTAACGTTGACCCAATGTTGGTCCACATAGTTAATACTGTCTTCTAAATACATAAAGAAAGGGTCTCTTTGTACTTTATTCCAAAATAGTACTTCACTATCCGATAAGGTCATTACGTCATCGTAATTGTCTTGCCCACCTTCTTTAATTGGGTATCCTGATACTAATTCACACTGTTGTCGAGTAAAGAACGGTCTGTCTTTAGGATCATCAATTAAAATATCTGCTCGGATATCAGGGTGAAAAACAACTAACAATGGTTCAATTCTTTTATTAAACGTATCCAAATATCTTGCAATGTTATAGTCTCCCTTCATATCGGGATTCTCTTCCAACTCTTTTTCGGTAATCATAAAAGAGTTAATTTGAATATAGTCAGGTGGAACCTCAGTACCGTGTTTCTCAAAGTATTCCTGTTGGAATTTCTTAGTTGGTTTTGTTATTTTCTGAACATCCCCGTCACTCTTCTTTATACCGTTGTTAACATAGTATATTGTTTCACCTAAACCCGCAGGATAGTCGTTTAATATAACTAATTCCATATGTGCCTGTCTAGACATAAGAGAACCACTTTTGGTTCTTTTTTTCATATGTTTTTTATAATCTTCGATACTTTGTTTTACCCGTGATTTATTGGCAATTTTAGCCAAAGGAATTTCCTTATTGAAGATCTTTTCAATGTATTTGTAATAGACCTCTAAAAAATCGTAACCTTTACCGTCAAGTAATAAACCTAAACCTTCGTCTAAGAAATCAACAATGTACCCATGAAGATTTTTAGATTTAATCGTGTTACCCGTTAGTTTAAGTCCGCCATTTGGTTTTTTAAGTACGTAATTTTTACGAGCAAAATTAACCGTTGACGGGGCAACATAATCAATATCTAATCCCATCTCACCTCTCATAAAAATGTCATTGAATTCCGCGGTATCGGCTTCAGCACCTTCATATACTTTACCCTCTTCCACCAATTCATTTAAACCTTTACCCACATATCTTCTTTCCTCTACATTTTCAGGACATGAGAAGTTAACACCATCAGTATCCATTACTAAAGGTTTATAACCCTTTTGTTGGAAAAACATAATCATCATTCTAAGACTCTGTCTCCCCACACATGTAATTGTTTCCCCCATATCCATATCACCCCACGGAAAAACGTGTGGTGCTGAAAGTGATCCAAAATATGCGTTAATGAAGATTTTAATTGGTAATTGTTTACGATCGTATTTTTCGGCCAATTCAGGATCCTTCTTCTTATATTCAGAGGCCAACTTCTTGTATTTAATACGGACATCTCGGAAATACTTCAACATAGATTTTTGTACCCCCATAACATCACAGTCAGGGAAAACGTCATAAACCAATTGAATAGAAGGATATAGTGATGAGTAGTCAAATTTAACCACGTTGGTCGAATAACCAACTGTCAATAATCTTGACAAACCACCTGTAATTGCTCTTCGTTCCTGTTTTTCAGGTACGGCCAAATTATGTTTATAAGACCAAGCTAACATGATGAGTTTCCATAATGTTGCAGTCCCCATAGTTGAAATCCTCTCGTATGTTGTTGGTACCACTTTAGAGAGTAGGAATGTTGATTGACTAAATGATTCGTCAACCACCATAGTCTCAATTAAGTCATCATCCAAATACTGTTCAACAATTTTACGACCTGTCCATATCTCGAATTTACCGGGATATTTTTCTAATAAACCCTCAGTTCCCTTTTCACCGATTTTTTTATAATTACCCGTCTTTGGGTTAACATAGTAACTTTCGTTTTCTAAATAAATCTTTGAAATTTTAGGACCGTCCACATAAACTCGATTCTCTTTTTCCGCACCAAGGTATTTCGTAATGTACTTCAAACCCCACGACTTAATTTCAGAGTTGATTGCCTGTGCTCTCCTTACCGCATGGGCAATATCGAGAATATTCATACCCCATATCATATGTTGGGTATACTTCTCAACCTCGTTGGCGAGTTTAAGCATACCTTCTCTCTCTTTAATACCCTGATCAACAAAGACTTTTGTGTATTCTTCAACATTTACACCCAAAATCTCCGCTCTCTTTAAAATAAACGGGAAGTCGAAGAATGCAGAGTTGTACCCCGCAAAAATTGTTGGTTTAAGTTCACAGAGATATTCAAAAAATTCTATAATACAGTTTTTCTCCCCATCTTCACCAAACGCATTAATGATCTTTAAAAAACCACGATTATCCTTCATTCCGATAAGGATGATTTTATCCTTTTCGGGTTCAAGACCTGTGGTTTCAATATCGAATACTAAACGATGAACGTCCTCGTATTCTTCAATACCCTTAAAAAGTCTTTTCTCTTTTTGGATTAGGTATTGTTCTTTTGGATTTAATAAAATGAAATGATGTCTAACGTCCTCATCCCACGGGTTTATACCACCTTGACGAAAGAAACCTAAAAGTTCTTTATAACCTTTGGTACTTTTAACGAGATAATTGAAACCATTTTCTAATCGTTCATTATCATGAGTATCCAACTTCTCAATGATAATACCGAATTCCATCATTTTCTTACGTTGTAGTGCTTTACTACCACCGTAAAAATTTAATTCAGAAATATCACTAACCCAAAGAAATGGGGTTAATTTATCACTTCGAATTATTTTACCCTTTTCGGGGTGTTGGATGATTTTGTAGATTGTGTTTGTACTGTACTCGTACTCTAAACCCGTAATATACTCTTCAGGGTCTGCGCCGTTAAGGAATTCTTCGATTACCTCTTGGGAGATTATTTCTTTCATTATGTATTATTTAAGTGACACATTAGCTTACCTTAGGTAGGTAGTTAGTCTTATCCAATACAAATATACAAAAAAAATAATAAAATATCAAATCCCATCACATATGTGTGGCGGGTTTCGATTAAATGATGTTTATAAAGAGTTTCTCTTTAATTGGAACAATTAACTTATTGGTCGGCTGTAGGTTAGTGTCTCTAAACTGTACAGTTATAATCCCCTCAAATTTTCCTGATTCTTTGGTTTGTTCTGAAGTAAATCTATACGTTATATAATATTCTTCAGTGGTTTGATCATATTTTTTTGTCCTTGTGGTTAAATTACACTGTCCACCTAAAATATGAGGAATCTCCGTTTCGACTTCATACATATCAAACCTAATATCGGCATTTTCTAATAAATCATTCAACGATGATTTATCATTTCTACCATCATCAACCAATCTCATCTTTAAAATCGGGTCGGTTGCGTCTTTTCTTATAAAAAATTCCATATCTAATAAATACCTATTTTAATATTATTAACCAACAAATGGTGTGATCGTTTCTACACATGGACTAACACATTCCGTTATATCGAAAAAAGGACTAGTTGAGACAACGTAATGATGTTTTACCTCCAACGCGTTTAATGGTTCTTCAATGTACTTAATTCTTTTTAAATTAAATTCTGTCACACCTTCGTGAATACCCCCCGAACCGGATGCACCCCCACCCCAAGATTGTACAAATGGTTGGAACCCTCTGTTTGATGGGACAATTTCCTCCCAATTGTCTTTTTTATAGATAGGCCACCCATTTAGATATATTTTCAAAACACCTAATCGAGCGTATCTCTCATCATTCCAATCTTTATTTAATTCCTCGTTATATTGATATTGTTCAGTTGATCCTGATAAAACAACGTCGGATGCATTTGTTATAGTCTCCCCCGTAATTAAATCATTCCAACCACCCGAATTTTCTACATCACATTCGGTAAGTCTTAAATGTCGATCAAAAACAATAGTTAAATTAAAATCTGTTTTTGTTCCTTCAGTACACAAAACGGGGGTTACACCTGAGTCAATATAAAACGACTCTTGGTAGACTTCATTAATACATTCACCCGAATATCTATAAGACTCCCATTTTACTCTACCATCAGATGTGAAAGAAAATGAAAGATTATTATCGGCAAATAATTTTGGATCATTCTCGTCTCTTACCCCAAAAAAATAAAATGTACTACCAAGAGACCACGGTAAACTTTCTCTATTGAAAACGAAATCTAAAGTCCAACCTTTTTCTACTCTTCGGTCTATTAAAAATTCACAATTATCCACACCCCCATGGGTATTAAATTGATATGCCCACGATCTAACACCTAACGTCGGGTCTATTGGACAACAACTATCAGATAATTTAGATTGACACTCAATTAAATTTGTGGTAAAACCTGAGATTTCTAACATTTTTACTTTTAACTATAAATAGTAAAAACATCGGTTATTTTATTACAAAATGAAAATAG